ACGCATCAAAAGGTTCTTTTGCAGCTCCTGCAGCTGTAGCAAATATATTACCTCTTGGTGTTGCAGATAATAAATTTAATCCTGTGCTTGTTAAAAAACCTGAAAGACTACCTGGTCCAAAAGGTGTAGCTGCTCTTGGTGCAAATTTATTTGCTAAATCTATTCTAGATTGTGCATCTGATTCAACATTAAACGCTGTTTCTTGTGGTGCATTTCTTAATTTGTTTGCTGCAATCATATCGGATGCAAATGTTGCTCCTTCTCCACCAATTCCATACTTAGTTGTTCCTGATTTATATCCAGGTCTATCAAGTCCGGATGTAATACCGGTTCCTGATGAACCACCCATTCTAAACATCGGTCTTTTTAAAGTTCTACTCATCATTATGTTGATGTTACGTTTTGAAATCTTTGTATTGGTGGATTAAATCCTGTGTATAATCCAGCAAGTGTTGTACCAACTCCTAGTGCTGTTTGTAAAGGTGTTGGATTAGGTATGTTTGTTGTTTGGAACTGTGCAGGATAACCACCCATAATTCCTGTTACTTGACCTGCAAATCTATCTAATTGTTCTTGTGGTAAGAATGTTGCTTGTCTTGTAGCTTCTCTTGTAGCATCTAATCCAGCTTGTGTTAAACTTCTATCTATTCCACCTAGTTGACCTTGTGAAGCAACATCTTGTGATGTTAATGATGGAACTAAACCTGCTAAACCTAGTTGATCTTGAAAAGCTTTATCTCTTCTTGCTACTGCTTGTTGAAAACCTTGTTGTCTTAACCCTGCTTCTAATGCTAATCTATTTCTATCCGAACCTGTTTGAAACTCTGCTAATTGAACACCTTCTCTACCACCACCAAAAGCACCTGACGCAACAGCTTGATCTCTGATTCTTTGTTCTTGAGCTTTTGCTTGTCTATCAAATTCAGCTAATGATGTGTCAATAACTTGTTGCTGATATGGTGACATAAACTCTTGAACAGATCCTGCTCCTGTTCCAGCACCTGCACCTGTTAGAGTTTGTGCATCTTGTATAAAAGGTTTAAATGAACCAACACCCGCATCTGCTATTGTTCTTGCTCTTTGTTCTCTTGCTGTTAAACCTGCTATCTGTGGTGCAAGACCCGCTAAATTTTGTTGTCTTGTTGTAAATGCTCTTGCAGCGTCTTGTCTTGCTTTAAAATCTGCAGCAGACTCACCTGTCTGTTGTGATATTCCTGCTAAACCTGTTGATACTACGGGTACACCTGATTGCGCTACAACCTGTTGCGCTAGATCTACACCTAAATCTTCTACGAATTGTGCGGGTAAATTTCTTGTAGTTGTAACACTCATTATAATACTTCCTCTAATCTTTTAGATGTTTGAAACATGTCTCTTGCGCCTTGTAATCCTTGCGATTCTTCAGATACTTCACCCCCGGATTCGAGGTTCTTCATCATATTATACATAACTTCTGCGCCTTTGTCCACATCACCTTCACCTGCGTTTCTAACAGCTTCAGCTGTAAATACAAACTCATTCTTTGATAATCTTGCAGGCACATCGTCAGCCTTTTCCATTCTACCTATTGGTACAAATCCACCATCTTCTCTAAGATCCATTTCTTTACCACCCATATCTAATAGGGGCATAGTCTTCTTAGCTACTGGTTCTTTAGAACCCTCTTGATAACCTATACGACCACCACTAGCAAAATTAGGACCTAGAAAATCATATGGGTTTTCTCTTATTTTTCTAATATCTAAACCTGGACCTCTGTAAAGTTCATCATCTTCTTCCTCCTCTGGTGTTAAAAATGCTGAACCTAATGATGCTAGACCTATTGTTTTCATAGGACTTAAATTAGCTAATGTAAATTCAGTTGCTCCTTTTTTTAATAAACCTTTTTTTAACAAACCACTAAGTCCACCTGCTCCACCGCCACCAAAATATAGAGCACCTCCTAATATTGCGGCTTTACCTAAAGGTGATTTAGTAATTTTTTTTAATGCTCTACTTGCTTTCTTAACTAGCTTACCTAAGAAATACATTTGTCTTCCTGTTTCAAGGTCCATGATCCCACCTTCAGGACTCATCATACCACCGTCCATGGCATTGATTCTACCACCGTCTTTTCTAAATCTAAGAGCTAGACCACTTGTTGTTGGTGTTGTTGGTGTTGGTGTTGGTGTTGGTGTTGGGTTTTGATTTGCAAAACAATATGCTGGTGGGTTCGGTCCTTTACATGGATCTCCTTCTTGCTGATCGGGACCTCCTTTATCATCTGGTACATTCATATTTGGATAAAACTGTTCAAAATCACTTTGTGATACAACATCTTGTCCTAAAACTTTTGATATGTCTCTTATTTTTTCCTCATCAGCAGTTCCAATTATATCTTGTCCAAACATAGCCTGTAATTGTGCAGGAGAAACGTTTTCAAGACCCTGATAATCCTCTACATTCATATTTAAACCTTTACCTGTAAAATCTGTGTATATAGATCCAATTGCTCCCGGTAATCCCGTAAATTTTCTACCACCAGCAATGTAATCAACTAAATTTCTTAACGTATTTTTTCTTAGTGGGGTAAATTTCGTTGCTTGATATTGATTAAATTTTTCAATAGGTCCTACTTTTCCATCTCTATTTTTATCAGCTGCTGGTATTTCATTTGGATTGTGCCCTGAATATGGATTTTGTGCTGAGGAAGGGGCATTATCTGGAACATCTTTTCCACGTCTTTGATCTTGTTTAGCTTTATTTTCAGTTTTACCTGCATGACCAGCATGACCAAATTGAGCTTGTGACCTACCAGGAGACATACCAAGATTACTTGCACCCTGATTACCTCTTCTTGATTCTCTGTTTGACGCAGCTTTTTCTCTTTGTTCCTGTTCTCTCATTCCTGTGAAAAAACCTATACGTCCACCTTCTTCTAACATCTGTCTAAATTGTTGTGCTCTAGTTATTGCCATCGTACCACTATATTATAAATTTGAATCACTACCAAGTGGTAAAGACTCAACTGTTAATTTTACACTACGAGAGATGTGTTCTCTTTTCGTAGGTGTCTCAGGATTGTTTACATCGTCATCAGCTTCTTTATCTGAATTATATTCTTGTCCTGTTTCTAAATTTTTTAAAGTAATCTCACATTCAGGTGTAATCACTAATGTTTTCTTACCATTAATTATTTTATATTCTGCTTTTGCTTCTTGTTCTATGAATGCCATTAGTCTCTATTTATCTCCAATATTGATGCAATAACATGTAATTCATTTGCATCTGCTGCTTGTGCCTTTAATACCTCATTTTCTTCCAAAATTAAAGGGTGAGTTAACAGTTCTGTTGTTGCTTTTGAGGCTATTGCTTTGTCTTTAAACAAGTTAAATACTGCTGTAGCAGCATTTGTTATAGTGAAAGTTATTGTAGACCCCGACCCAGCATCTTCTGATACTATTATACTCTTAATAATAGCTCTAGAACTAGCTGGTGTAGTGTAGATCGTAGTATTATCTGTAGTAGTTAAATCTACTAATTCGTTTTTATATACATTAGCCACTTATAAACCAAGAGAATCTCTCTTGCTCCTGTTTTGTTTCACTTAAATATGTTGAGTTTAATTGTTCTACCACCAAAGACAAGGTTCTATTTATTTGTTTTTGGTTTGAGAAATCGTATTCTTCTTTTGGTTCTGGTATTCTTACATTAATCTTTGGCATTAACGTCTCCCATCTGGTTGTAAATCTAATCTCAATGTTCCAAATCTCCAAGACTCATTGACTGCATCGTTTTCTATTTTAACACTTACAAATCTACCTCTTGCTCTTGTGTCTTTTTTATCTGTAGTCGAATCTATGGTGAAAGGACTTAACGCAGTTTGTACTTCTGTTTGTTGTGGATATCTTTTTACATTTAAACTAACTTTTGCATTACCTTGTAATGTTTTAAAATCTGGTATAAATCTTCTCATAGCTAGAAATACTTCACCAGCAACTTTTGGTCCAGATGCTCTACCTTGTGCATTTCTTGATCTTGACTCTAAATCTATATCATAGGACGCTATGAAAGATGGCACTGTTGTAGTTGTACCATCTGGGTTAATTTGATCTGTTCCTACTTCATGTTCAAATAAAATACTTTGGCCTAAACCAGACTCACCTATAATTTCTGGAAAAGTTCCTGACGCAGAACTATTGTATTTAGTTGCAAAAGGATTTTTATATATTGTTGCATCCATCCAACTTGTTCTTGCCTCTGTTCCTGTATACCAAACACCACCAGGTACACCTGCTGATTCTGCATAATTAAATACTACATATTTATCATTGAATGTAGATCCTTGTGCTGGATAAGACCAGACTATCTCTGTAAATAAATTATTTAGTCCTGCAGATACTTGTTGTCCTTTTGTAGTATCAAAGTTATCGTAAACAAAATCCTCAACGGTGCATGGTATAGATTTAACTGTACCATCAAATAAAAAGAAACCTTTAGGACTTAACCAGAACGCAGCTCCATCTATTTCTACAACTGCATTCTTACCTATCAATCCACAGTTTGTACCAACCTGTTCTAAACCAAATGTAAAAGGAGAACCAATAAATTTCATTGTATACAAAGCATTATCAGTCCAAACTAAAATAACTTCTTTTGCTTTTATAGCGCCCATAATTTTTGTACCATCTTGTAGTCTTAAAGTTCCTGCAGTATTTATTGCAGATGGTGCGTAAGTGTTAATATCTTCTTGGTCAGAAAATCTTATAAACATATCGTCTTGTGTTGTGGATGTACCAATAGTGGTCTCTGTTCCAAGATGAATTAAATGTCTTGTTGTTGGTGAAACTAGTGTGACTCTTGTCGCTGTTGGATTATTTCCTGTTGCAAAACCAGATGTCGTAGTTGATGCTCTTGTTGTAAACTTAGCTGTAATAGATGCATCCCATGTAAATGTTTTACCATTTGCAATAGTTGCAATAAGAACTTGTCCAAAGTTATCCAGTGACCAAAGTCCCGGTTCTAGTGTTACAGTTGCAGCGTTTACAGCATTACCATATCCAGCAAATGTTGTAGCGTTTGTAACCGTTGCACCACTGCTGTGAGCTTGTCCGTTTGATGTGCCGAATGTTGCTGTGCCTAAAGCTCCTCTAGTTATACCTGTTAAATCATTTGAACTAATACCTGTGTATGTAATTAACTCATTTGCAACAGCTACTGTTCCACCGCCTGTTGGAAAACCAGTGGTAGATGTTAATGTGACAGTAGCCCCTCCGCCCGTTCCTGTAGTGTTTGCGCCCAACGATCCGTTTAAAGTTGTTGAAATAACACCGGTTACAG